AACGCTCCACCGCAGTTTCTGCCGAAAAATCCTCTGCTGTCTTCCTTGGGTAAATCGTTTTGCAAGTCTTGGTTGTCATATTCAGTGCGTGCAATCCTGTTTCATACAAAATTATATTTCAATTTTTTTAAAATAGCCCACGATTTATAGATCTAGGCAATTTATGTCCAAACAAAATCATATATATGAGTATTATTGCTGCCAACAAAATACTTCTATTTTCGGCTACAATTTGTCTCTGACGAAGTATATAAAACATAAACAAATATAATAAAATGCCAATAACAACAGAATGCAACAACATTTTTAAACCAGACTCCATATTTTAAGATTATATTTTAATTTGCTGAAACTCCAAAAGTCAAAGAATCCGCCAAATCATCATATTTTTGAATAATTTCAGGGTTTGTATCTTGCTTGGAGAGTTGCGATACATAAAAATTAGAAAAAATTATATTTTTGAGCCCTTTTTGAAAGGTTATATTTTCGTCACGAATACCCGCAATTTTATACCAGTTCTCTCCGCGAACTCCAAAAAAATTCGCACTAACCCGATTGTCTATTTTGTTTGGACAATCCAACCGGAGAAATGTTTCGTAATTGTCTATAAAATAATGATGCAACCCATCCAAGTCGCGTGGAATCAGATCTTCTTGAAAGTTATATATTTCATTAATTGTATTTGCAAATACTAAATCATTATCGGTATTTTTAATGTATTCAATATATTCTTTAAATTTCGATACATCCATAAAAACAATATCTTCACACTTGAGAATCACCTCATTCTTATAGCCATAAGTGTAATATTCGTAGTAATTTTTTCGTGTCATTTCACAAGTATCCATATAATAAAACCCATTATTTTGGGTTGTTTCATAATCCAAGACACAAGAAGATCCATAACCAGATTTACACATTATATTGGTTATGTTTTTCACAGCCAGATCAGTACTCATTATGAGATTACCGTTTAAACTTACACCTAATCGGTTTAAATGGACTGTATAATCGTTCATTTCCGAAAAAATAGCCCTTCCTTCGAGCGAACAAACCTCAAATCCATTGCGCCTTATGATCGATCGAGTATTTTCATATGCTCCTATTATAATTTCATAGGTTGTTATCGCGTCAACCAATGGAGATAAACGGACAACAATATTTATGTGAAAATCATTTTTCCCACAAGCGCGAATTGTAAAAGAGTCTCTTGTCACCGGAAAAATATCCACATATTCCCCTGCCGATATACTTGAGGTTCGCTTTAAGTTAGATATACTTTTCAAATATGCCTTGTCTTCTTCATTTCGCGTGTAATTCCATAAATGCACTTCTTTCACGAGTTTTTGTTCTAATAGACGGTCTAAATATTTTTTTAGGATTTGTACATTTTTTTTTCTGTCAGCAAAAACAGTTAGAATTGTCATAAAATACATATATATTTTAAAAAGACGAGACTTTAAGGTTCAAATGGATGTTTATTGTGACTTGCATCGAAGTAATATTTTTCAATACGTATGTCTGGATAAAAGAGAATATTTCGATTATTGGATCCATAAATTTTTCGTATTCCCCGATGTTGGGGATTTGTGGGTAAAAATAGTTGTTTGACGGGAATGCGTTTGGGGCTTAGATGATGTTTGTTCCATTCATAATCAATAGACATCTGTTTGGAAATATATTGCAAATCTTTGTAAAAGAGATTTCCCTGTAATATACCTTGCTTTCGTATGAGACAAATATTGCATTGTCCTGTTTGACATAACCAAACAATTTGTATGTCAGTAGAATCATACTTTCTCAATAATTCATTTGTTGGGTGGACACTGTCAAAAAACCGACAAGTATCGTGAACAAACAAAAACCAGGAATCATCTGGAATGACACCTTTTTCGAAAAGCATATTAATGCCCACCCAATTTCCATAATCTTGTATATTGTTGGTAATAGTCACTTCAATATGACCATCCTCAAAGACGTTGAAAGTATCTTCCGGTTCGTCCATATAAACCAATATGTATCGACTCTTCCATTCTCGAGGCATAGAAAACAATAAAAGATCCAGTGCCGTTTTGTACTTCTTCACAGTCGTGATAGAAACATAAAAATGAAACTCTGATTTGAATGATTCTGTTTTACGTCCCCCCCAATTAATAAATGCTTCGCCCAAATGATCCAATGGTAAATTCAAACGGAGTTTACGTGGAAATAAATCTCGGAATTCAAAGTCACATTTACTGCAATCATATGAACTTTTATATCTGTATTTAGGGTTATCCTTGTATAATTGAAAAAACCCGGCATATTCATCCGAGTGAATATACCTTTGCCCATTCTTCTTTTGTAAAAAGTCGTTGGGTGTTGCATAGTCAAACCGATCATATACACCAAATAAACAGTCGTCCAAAATAACTGTTTTAGAAATATTACTAAAATTTTCTGGTAAATAAATGTCGGAATCTAGAATCAAAATATTTTGGGGTTCCGAAAAACTATTTGCAATTATTTCTTGTGCGTATCTCAAAGCACCCCCTTTATCAAACAACGAACCATTTTCGTAAAAATTGTAATATAAAATTTCGACATTGGATATTCCTTTAATCAAATTGATCGTTTTTATGTCTTCTCGGGAAGTAACTATATACCATTTTTCCAAATGCTTCGCATTGTTTTCTAAAATATAAGTGAGATAATCTGTGTAGTTTACAGACACGGTAATACCAATAATTTTGTTTTTGGCCACCAATTCACACCAAACTCCTGTAACAATTTGCTGATCGTCCTGGCGAACCGAAACAAATTTTGTATAATTGTTTATAAATTGAATATTATGAATTCTGTTTCCAAAATACGCAATAATATTAAATTCATCTATATATTTATAGGTGCCTCTTGTATCTTGGGTTAGAACAACTGTAAAATCATCGTAAAATGTTAAAATATTAGACTCCCAAAAATAGGCTTTACCCGCTAGTTGATTAAACGAAATACTCGTCTTCCGAATATCGTCCATAAATTTTATCATTTTTTCTGTTTTTTTTATATAACTGCCTACAATGCCAGGAAAATGATGAATGATTTTGTCGCCAACAATATAATCATTATTTACTGCGTATTGTTTGAGTTTCTTATTGTCAAACAGTTGGCTTTTAAATGCGTTATAAACAATATAAGGTTGATCATAACAATTGAAAAAGTGAGGTCTTTTGACAATATCCTCTTTCACCTGGTGAAATAACATCTTTATGTTTTCACAATTATTGAATAACATTATTCCGGTAGTAAATGCAGAAATATCCGAATAATTGTGAATTTCCCTTCCAAACAATGTTTTACCGCCATAGAAATCATCGCAGTCATTCAGATTACCTTCTTCCAAGACATACAAAATATCCCTTTCAATAATATTAAAAACTTTGGATAAAGGTCCCTTGATAATAATGTCAATGTCCAAATAAAGAATTTTTGTGTAATTATCTATTCCATCTAAATCAAAAAAATCCAACCTGGCTTTGCAAGAACTATCCACCGAATCATATGAATCATTTATTTTGAATTTTATTCGATCTGAATAAAGTATATTCGATTTAATTAATTCCATAAAAACAGAAGAAGTATACACTAAAATGTCATCTGTTGAATTTCCGTATTTATATATACTTTCCAATAACATAAAAAACAGTGCCAATAAACCAGGATTTTTAAAAATAGTTATGAAAACACAATTCATAATTAAAGTTTATATATTATTATTATATATGATACTTATTTTTCAATTTGAAAATGATCCGGGATTTGGTGATAATCTTAGAGGTCTGATTTCTATGATAGAAATGTTGTCTAGTATAAAAAGAAAATTAGATTTTTATGTCGATTTTTCTAAATCGCATATTTATAATTTCGTAAAACATCGTATACCCGAACATCTACAGAATGCAAACCACGATTATGTAGTATTTGTAGATAGTATACATAACAAGGATCAATGTAGATATATTATAGAAAATACTAGAGCAAATATATTGAGAATAAACCATAATTTTTTTCCAGAAGGAATAGAATCGGAAACAATCCCAACTGGTATTTCCGAAGAAACGAAAAATTATATTAAAAATATTTTGACGTTTTCTCCCGAGTTCGAGGAAATATTCTCTAGTTATTTAAACAAATTGCCAGAATATTATAAAGTTTATCATTTCAGATATGGGGACAGTATTTTTTCGAATGATATTTATGCTGTGGACGACAGGACATTCAATCTTTTTGTCGATTTATACAATAATCAGGAAGACACCTTGGTTATAAGTGATTCATTAAATATGAAAAAAATATTATCCGAAAATTTTGATAAACACATATACACGTTTTTAAACAAACCAACCCATACAAACAATTCCGACAATGCAATCGATATTTTTATAGACTTGTTTTTAATAAGTAGATCAAAAGGTGTATATTGCTATTCTTCTTATGTATGGGTATCTGGTTTTATCAACTGGATAAGTGCAATATACAGTGTTCCCGTTTTCAATCTAAAACATCGCGGTTTCGCACAAGATGCAACCAAAACAATAAATGCAAGTTACAGCTGGGAAAACGAACAAGACCGATATTCGATATTTTTCAATAATGGAACAATAAATTTATCAAATACCGAATATGGAAATTACCATTTTGTCAGTATAAATACGATAAGTAGTTTTTTCGGAGGATATTGGCATACCATTACGTTTAATTCAACTTATACAAGCTTTATATCTGTTAGAGAAGATGGCGAGAAAGTATGTGGGAATTTACTCAGATTAAACAAAGTATTTTCGTGGGGAGAAAAAACAAAACATATAACATTTAATCACGATTATACGTTGAATCTAGCAAATACTGAGTATGGAAGATATATGTTTGTTAAAACTAACCAGATTACCACCTTTTTTGGCGGTTACAACCATAATATTGTCTTTAACAAAGATTTTACCTTTTTTGTATCTACCAGGGAGGATGGGGAAATTGTGACAGGTAAAATAATAGAACGTGAGTGGTCGGAAACCCGTGCATTTATAACTTTTGGTAGAGCAGAAGGAAGCAAATATGACAATGCAAGTATTCAACTATATTATAATGTTGAGAAATTGTGTTTGTTTGACATTACAAACCGGTTTACATGTGAAATTCTGATGCGAGAATGCCCCGAGTTTAGAGATAGGCATTCGCATATTATAAATAAAAAAGGATCTGGATATTGGTTGTGGAAATCATATTTAATTAAAAAAACAATGGAGGGGTTAAAAGATGGTGATATATTATTGTATGTTGACTGTGACTACGAGGTAAATTTTCAAAAGCGGGATGAATTTCTCAGGAATTTTGATATAGTAAAAAAGGATCTTATTCTTTGTGGAAATGAGGATTCAACCGATATAGAGTCAAGTAAATACGATCTAATTCACGAAATGGGGATGACAAACCATCCTGAACTATTTACACCTCAAAAAAAAACGGGTGCAATACTTATTTTAGTTTGTGAGAAAACAATAAAATTTGTGAATGAATGGTATGAATTAATGTGCAACTACCACAATATTGATGATTCTCCTTCCATTCTTCCAAATGCATCTTTCAAAGAACATAAAAACGACCAATCTGTTTTTAGTTTATTGATAAAAAAATATGGATTAACTACTCCAAATACACTAAATTGCATTTATTTTGTTAAAAAACGAGTTAATTATAAGTCTCTTGTAGTAACACATAATGCGGGATTTTTTTCGTGTTGTTCTGTTAGGTTGGGTGAAATAATAAATTTTATAAATAAAACCAATGAAATACCATTACACGTCGATAGTTCTCGGCAATTTGAATGGTATAAAACAAATAAAAACAGAGACATCACATATGAGTATTTTAAACATAATAGCGAAGAAATCGAAGAAACACAAATTAATTTTTGTTATAATGCGTATCAATTTATAGATTACTCCAAAATAGATTATGACTCCATTAGAGTACTCGTGAAAAAATTTTTTTCAGTTTCAGATGAAATAACGAACATTATAAGTAGTATGGAAAATAAGTATAATTTGGATTATGATAATATTTGCGTTATATTTTATAGGGGAAATGATAAAAATACCGAAATCAATATCTCTGGGTATGACGAGTATTTAAATTATGCTAATTTTGTAAAATCAAAGAATGAAAATGTTATTTTTTTATTACAAAGCGATGAAACTGAATTCTTTGAATTTATGACATCGAGACTCTCTCAATGTATTATTTTTAATGATGAAATACGTCATATTCGAAAATGTAATAGCACAGTAGATATTGTTTTTTGGGAGAAAAACGACGTGTTCTCAAAATATTATCTGGCTATAACAGTGATTATGTCAAAATGTAAATATATTGTTTGTGGTTCAGGAAACTGTTCTTTATGGATAATGCTGTACAGAGGTAACAGCGACAATGTTTGCCAAAATATGAGTTCTAATTATATGAATAGAACCCAGGAAAATGTATGGCTAAATCGAATCCTTTAATCATTTTACCACGTATTGAAAGACAAACCGTATTGGATACTCGTAAAAGGGGCAATACAAATCATAATTCAGTTCCACGCGCAATCCCTGAAAGACATTTGTTTTCAGGTCTCGCACAGGAGTATCATATAATAAATTCAATTGAATCATCAAATCATTGTATGATAAAACATTCCAATATTGTGTTTTGGAAGAAGTTCGATCATAATACGGTGAAAAGAACTTTTGAATATTGATAAGAACATCAGGTTGCGTAGAAACACATATATTATTGTCCGCACTACATTGCATTGCAGTGAACACGGAAGTTAAATTTAATTTCATACCAAAGAGACGTTTGTTCCTAAAGGATACATCTTTTTTCAAATTTGTCGCGGAATTAAAGGGGGAGTGACGAATAAAGGTAACGAATTCAACAAACAACAAATCGACGGGATCACAATAGACGATAAATGCTTTGTCTGATTTCGGTACATCTGTATAATTCCGGGCATTTGCTACAACAATGGTAGGTATGGATGTATCGTAAGGAGTATTCAGAAAATTATTATAAGCCATTTATAATAATTTTACATATTAAATTCCCAGGGGTTTAAATTCCAAAGGCACGTTCAAAAAAGGTGTTTCCGGAATGTTTTGGTTCTGGGCAAACAAATGCAGGATTGAGCTTTTTGTGGTTCTTATCATAATCAAAGTAAAAAGTCGTAATAAAGTTCAATTCCAGCAAGTGAGGTACGTTCAATAACTCTCCCTTGTCATCCACCACCGTGTTCTCGGCAAAAGGATCCACATAAACAGTGAATAATAGCGTGACAACATTGTTTTTGAGAGGACTGAAACTTGTTTGTTTTATCACTGCATTTTTATCAGCAACTGGTACGTCGCATAGACAAATATCATCCACTGCCGAAAGAGTGCTTGTGTAATGAACGCCGTCCTCGCCAACCACCTTGGGGTTGTTTATCAATTGACCCACACTCAAAAGAGTGTCTGGAACACCAATCTTATTGAAACGAGTCCATTGAATGTTGAAACAAGTGGCTGTTTCGAAGAGAGGAATGGTCGACAATTTCTTTGTACTAAGTTGGGTTTTGGCAAAACGAATCAAAGGGAAAAAGGTGTTTACCTTGTATTCCAAATCCTCTTCTGGATTTTCATCTGCGCCCAAATAAATAGTATAATCTGCCATATTTATGGAAGAAATAGGAGAAGCAAACCCACCTGGAAAGATGGTCTTTTTCAAAAAATTGTTGATAGAATTTTCCAGGCCAACAAGCTGATGTCGATAAAGTTGCAGGTTGTCGTTTATTTCATTGGGATTTAACTCGGCTGGGTTGGTTCCAGGATATACTGTTTTAGTGACATATTGATTATTTATTTCCCAGTGATCGATCTTATCGGCCTTGTCTTCCGTAATCTTTTCAACTACTTTTTCTAGTCTTCGCTTTATATCAAAAAGAGAGTGGGCCAATTCGGTCAACAGTGCCTTGGTAATAATTGGTAATAGCGCATCTAATTTACCAATAACTGATTTGATACTTTCGACCAAAACATTCACAATTGTAACCAAACTGGGTTTTAGTTTTGGTGCGGAATAAGTAGAAATTGTTTGGGTAACGTCAATTAGGCTAGTCTTCGAGTCCAATAATAATTTTCCGGCGATATCAATTTCTTCTTGTGTAACACCTGTTGCAAGTGTTAAACTCACTAATCCAATCGAATTCAAATCGTCCTTTGCAGTTGTTAACGTAGTATTGGATATCAATTCATCCACTGTACTTGTCAAATTCAAAGATTCTTCAACGGTGACACCTTCCAATGTACAATTTACATATTGTACAAAATCAACCTGTTTAATAAGTGCCTTTTCCTCTTCAATCGCCTTATTCACCAAATCAGGTTTGATCGATTTGATTCCATAACCTAAATTGATGGATTGACCAATCAAATCAGTTACTTCAAAATCACCTGTTTTAGGAACA